AAGCCAGTCGCTGAACGACACGCCTTTTTCGTCCTTTTCAGATGGTTGTAAAAAATTCAATCCCCATGTTTGGTAAGGGATTTGAACGTACTGCAACCTGTCCGGGGACACGTGCCAGCGTTTTAAAATAGTAAGTTTTTTAAAATTCAAATCCTTTCCTGCACTTACTAAATCGCCCAATTGAATTAAAGAATACCCGTAAAATTGTGCATCCAAAATATAATTAAGCATATTTTTAAACCATGCTTTGTCATCAAAAAGTTTAGAAGCTTCAATGTTTTCAACCCATTTACCCTCTTCGTTCTTCTTCCCTATTTTGAATTGTTTGAGCAATGTCATATCCTTTCGAGCGTTCATACAAGCCAGTGTATGACCTTCCAGTATCTTATCAACAAATATTTGTTGCATCCTGAAACGGTGCGGATAATAAGAGTTTTCAGCCTCTGATATAGCAAGCCTCCACGAACTTATATCAACTTTGATACGCTCCATTTGAAGCGGTATCACAAAGTTTCGAGGGTTGTGAGCGTTATTCTCTACCTGTGGAATATTTTGAGTACTACCCTTAACACTGCTCATATTGGGAATGATGCCGAAATTCTTTGCCCGTAAAACAACGGCATTGTATATTTTACTTATTGGATTTGCCATTTGCTACGTTGATTATTGTTTCAATTGCATCCGAATAGGTCGCATCAATTATTTGAAAAACACGTTTTTTAAATTCTGAAATTGTTTGAGAATCTTCATACGCTTGCTCTATTAATATTTTTACTTTTTCTTTCATCACCAGGAATACGATTCATAAGGTTTTCCACCGAACCTGATACGATTACCAGTTCGGGGTTGTATAATTGGCAATTGAGCGTTAATATCTCCTTTTGCCATGTTCTTAATGTCCTGCCATGCTTTTACCCATGCGTTATGCCTTGCCTCCGGTACGTTGTTAGGTGCTATTCTACTGCACAATTGGTAAACAACAATTACCATGTATAAATTGACAAACATTTGATTCCGATTGTCGCCTTTAGTCCATTTTGTTGCATCTGCTGGGTAAGTTCCTGCCGTTACTGAATAAGCAACACCAACGCCCCAAAAATGCAGTCCATTGGTTTTGTCATCCGGTAATGTATTCCCGAAATTAACATCCTCAATTTTTGCTGCTTGTAAAGTAGTTTGCTGATCCGTTTGAACCGAATCTCTGGAAGCTGTGTAAACTTTATCTTTCCAAAAGCATTTATCATTTTCGTAGAAAAAAGTAAGTTCATCAAATGGAGTTTCGGGAACTGTTACAAAAAATAAATCATACTGATTACCCAATAATGTCCAGTGAGCCAATGTGAACGCTTCCGGTGCCACAATTGCAGTAGAGCAATAATAGACTTGTCCGGCTTGAAGCGTTAAAATATTAAGGGCGTATGTGATTGTTGCATTATAGGCGGTTGCATCTAAATAAATGCGGTTTCCTGCCTTGTAAATCGTTTGGTTGCTGTATTGTGCAGTATCGGTAAATTCATTCGCTAAATCGTATTTCTGCAATAAATTAGCGTATATTTCCGACTGCACAGAGCCTTCGACTAATTGCCGAATAGATGCACTATTGCCTGTAATGGCGTTTAATTCAGTCGTTTGAATTATTCTTTGATAATCGGCAGTTAATAAATATCCCATTTTTGCACAAATATTGCGCAAGTACGAAAATATTTAGTTAAAACCTATTATTTTGTGTTATGATTTTTGTATCTTTGCATTATAAATATCGGGTGGATACGGTATAATAATCACATTTAAACCCATTGGGGGAGGCTATCCACAGCTGACCTCAATGGGTTTTTAAATTTTAAAATAATGAGAAAAACCTTTATTTATTGTTTAGTAAACAATAGAACCCCATTTTATGTAGGAAGAACAGCTGATATATGCCAAAGAGGGTTATCGCATAAAAAAAATTTTGGTGATTGTGATATTTATATTTTAAAAGAAATTTTTGAGAATGAACATTTTTGGGAAAAATTTTATATTGATTTATTTTTAAAAATGGGGTTTAAATTAAAAAATAAAAATTTGTATATAAAAAAAATAAAAGAAAAAAAAATAAGGGTTATTCCAAAAAAATATATTAGAATGCCCAGAGACCCGACATTTCTATTTAACATAATATAAAATAGTTTGCCCTATTCATAGGCTTTTTACTGTTTTGACTAAAAATAAAGCGGTTAAATATTTGCACGTATTAATATTTTGAGTACATTTGTATCAGATAAGCAATTAAGCATATCTAAAAATCTCACAACAAATGAAAACTAAACTTGAAAAAATCGCAAAAAAGTACGCTGAAATTACCGCTAATGATGACAACTTCTCAATAGGTGGTGGTCTTGCTGATGGTGCATTCGCATCTCGCAGACATGAAGATGCAAAGTATGATGAAGGCAAGCTGACCGAAGGTAAGGCAACGCAACTATTCATTAAGGCAACTGGCGCAACTATTGAAATTGTAAAAGAAGTAATTAATTATGCAGTTCCTAACATGGAATGGCATCATGCTGGCAAGCTACCTAAATCGTATGGCGGTGGCATGAAGAAAACATACTTTTTAAATTCATCTGAAATTGTTGAAATCGCTGAAAATTGGGATTCTTTGGTAGAAAAAATCGCAATAAGAAATGAAAATTTAAAATCTGCTGAAATTGTAAAAAAAGAAAAAGAAGCTAAGAAACTTGAATTTTTAACCGCAAATACTGAAAAATTAGTAAGAGTTCAAAATGTACCTGAATTTTTTTATGAAATTGAAAAAGAAATGAATGGTAAGTATGGCTGGTTTTCAAGTTATGGTAAAAATTACAATATGACTGAATTTTATACAGGTTGGAAATTTTCAAGTGAAGAAAAATACAATGAATTTTTAACAATCAAATAAAAAAACTCATGGCAACTTTAAAAAACACAATAAAAAAAGCCGAAAAACTTTCAGGCGAAAAAATCCAAAAAAATGAAAATAATTTGCATTTTGTAAATTACAAAGGTTATTCAGTTTCTTTTTACCCCAACGGAAGAATGGCTGAAAATGTTGAATCTACTAATTTTTATACAACAAAAGAAGAGAGAACCGAAAACGATCACCAATCAGATTACTTCCCAGGTTGCTTTCACGAAAATATTACTCAATGCTTTTCGCACATTGATTATATGACAAAATCTCGTTAGTGAGATAATCGAGGGCGCACCGGCTACGCCTCCAATCCGGCATTGAATAAAAACGAATTATTTTTAAAGCCAACGTGGATAATAAATAATTTGATGCAACAAACTCAACGGTACGAACTAATTTTATCAAATACAAAAAACATTTTAAACACTATATAATCACATGAAAGAAAAACAACTTATTCAGCAAAAAATTGATTACAGCTTAAATATTATTCGACTTGAAAATTTAAGCCTACAATTTTACAGAGCAAAATTAGCACGGCTAAATAATGAAGCTGGCCCCGATTTGATTCCGGAAAATGAAATAAATCACTTTAATAAATAACCTTTAAACCAAAAACCATGAACACTTATGTAAAATTTTGCCCTAATGTTTTTGTCGCATTGTGTACCGAAAAGCACGAAAAAGGCGATACAATAGCCGTAACAACTAAATATGGCAAAGAAAACGATTGTATTGTTTTCAATGAAATTGTAGCTAAGGAAGGTCGTTTTTATTATTCTATTGTCCGGGCGGACGGGTTCAATACTCAAGAATGGGCAAAGAGACGTGCCGAAAAATTACAAACAGCTTCTTTAAATGCTGATAAAAAAAGCGATGAATATTATAAAAAATCTAATAAAGATAGGGGTTTTTTGAGCCTTTCCGAACCGATAAAAGTCGGACATCATAGCGAAAAAGGACACAGAAAAATCATTGAACAGGCACATAATAATATGGGTAAATGTGTAGAATTTAGCGATAAATCAAAGGGATATGATGAACGTGCTGAATATTGGAAATCAAAAGCAAATACTATCAATTTGTCAATGCCGGAAAGTTTAGAGTTCTATGGATTTGAACTTGAAAAAGCAAAAGCAAAGCACGAAGGGTTAAAAAACGGAACTATCGAAAAAAGCCACGGATATTCTTTGACTTATGCAAAAAAAGAAATTAACGAAATTGAAAAGAAATTAAAACTGGCTATAAAATTATGGGCTTAACAACAAAAGAAGCGTTCACACAGCTAACATCTACTAAGGGTTGGTATAAGATAGTAGGAATGAACGTAAACACAGCACGAAGCCACAAAAGGCACTTCAAAGATGGCACAATTAGCCTGACAACTGTTTTTAAATTACTCGAAAAAGCGGGGTATAAGCATAAAACTATTTGGGAAAAATGATTTTTTTGAAAGGGCTGATTTCATTACGAAAACTCATATAGTGCCACCGTGCGGAGACAAATATTTTACCACCCGTTTGCGCTTCTATTTTTACCGCCTGAGAAATGATGCGAAGGTGCGCCATTTTGATAAAACTGATATTCCTCTGCAAAAGTGCCAATTATCATGTAGCGTAAAATATCTACGTAATGACCCCAGGGTTGGTAAGATACCTTTGTTAATGGATCTGTAACTGTTTTCTTGTCAACTCCTCCGTTCTTATCTTCTTTGGTATTTTCAAAATCTAAAATAGCGGTCTTGCAACTGGAATCAACACCAAATGTCATACCTTCTACTTGACCATCCAAAAGTGAATTTACAAAGTCCGCGGACATTCTAACTGACGGATTTGAATTTATCACCCTTCGTGTTGGCTTAAATTCATCTAATTCATTCATAAGTAAACGGAATAAGTCATGCCCTTTTTCTTGCTTTACATCGTCCTTTTTGCTGGTTGCATCACCACCAATGTATAAGTTCTCTTTATGCTTCCATTCGTGCAATTTACGGGTAATTTCACGAGCCATTGCCTTAACTGTATTGTCTGGATTTTTTAAAGCAATCTCGTGTATCATGCGAGGGCTTTTCTGGTCCCGTCCAACCTGAAAGAATCCACACGGAAAATAAGGGTTTACGTTTTCGTCAAATGATAAATAGATGGCCTGTGTCGGGTCGTATGGGTACTTTCCAACGTGGATAGAACTATTCCACTTCTTTAAAAACTCCCCTCCAAATACGATTTTACCCCATTCTCCCAGTACCTCTACTCTGTACCGGTTGTAATTTTTCAACTTCATTGCATCGTATTTCGCAATTAGATTCTCATCACGATAACCAAACGATCCATCCGGGCTTCCTGCTATCCAGTAGTTATCTTCGTAGGTTGTTTTGATTAATACGGTCAAACCGTCTTTAGAACGCTTTATCCAACTATCTTTACAAGGCAGTGAGCATGGCTGGTCTATCCATTCTATCCTATCAATTAAATCTGCTTTTACCCAACTTTTTTCATCTATCGGGTTCCACGTTCCGAAAATCTTTTGCCCAGGCACTCCACGGAGCGACATTTCAAAAGCATCATATTCACCCTGTGTAAATTGGTTCAACTCATCTAATAAAACATAATGAATACCCTCAACGCCTTTTGCCTTTTCTTCATCATCCAATCCTTTCATTACAATAGTTCCTTTATTTGAAATAAAACGCCTGTCCTGAACATCTATTAAGTCCTGCAGGTATAAAAGTTTTCGGGCTAAATTAAAGGATTCTTTTAATGTAGTTGGTATTGTGGAAGATTCTTTTCGGAGGGCTATTGTGGAGCGACCATGTACTACTAATTCTTTTTGTAGTAACTGGCAGATTGATAAAGTTTTAGACGAGCTTTTTCCTCCGTACAAAAGAATAGTACGTATTGAATTATCTTTTAATAGGTCATTTAAATTGAAGTATATCGGATTGAAATATTTTTTGCGAAATTTCATATTGAAAATTAATCAATATACATTTCATCCTCTTTGTCTGCTCCGCCCTTCTTGATTGTAACCTCACTTTGTGTCTTTGTAGCCGCGTATTCGCCTTCCATTTTAGAAATTTCAGCTAAATATGATTTTATAGTATCCCGTAAATCATTTTGAACTTGAACCGGAAGCATAAATTTTTTACCTTCTTTTGTATCTGCATGACTTGTTTTTATTGTTCCGCCCACAACAAAAGTAAATTCAACCTCCCCCCTTAATTGCTTTTCCATAACAGCAATTTCACTTTGATAAAATAACTGCCTTTCTAATTTAGTCTTTAAACCGCTTTTAATGTCATTAATTGCGTTTTGGGTACTAACGTCCTTTAACTTACTTTCAATCTCTGTGCGCTCAATTGCGTGTTGTTCTTTGGCAATTTTCAGGTGTCTATCAAATGCGGATTTGCTAACTCCCCACTTTTTACCAACTTTCACCAAAATGTTACCACGTGCCTCACCTAATTTTAAGCAAGAGACAATATAGGCAAGGATTACATCTTTACCAGCAATTCTCATTTCATTTTCTTAATTAAAAAATCTCCGTCAATATACCGACTATTCCCATCACAATCCATTTTCTCTAAAAACGCTTCTTTTATTTCAATAGACTGAAAGGTAACTATCAAATAATTCTCTCCGGTAATTTTACTTTTATCTTTTGATGCCTTTTTAGCCTTTTTAATAGCTTCAATATTTTCTTTGGTATTCTTTGTTTCTGTTTCTTCTTCCAATGATTCAACGACCGATTTGATGCCTATAATGTTTAAATCTTCGTCTGTGAAGCCTGTGTTATCCCAATCAACATCTAAAGTTTTAAGAATATCAAAATCATACTCCCCCTGGGTGCTTGGGTTATTAAGAATTATGTTAATTTCCTTTTCCTTCTTTAAATCAACGTCAATACAGGAAACAGTAAGGCTGTAATCGTTTGATTTTTCTAATATGTCAATTTGTGAAATTCGCTGATGTCCCCCCACGAGGTTTCCTGTGCGCTTATTCCATACAAGAGTTTCGACTAATCCGTTTTGCTTTAATGACTTTCTAAGCCCTTTTTGTGCATGGTCGGCAATCTTACGAGGGTTATAGTCAGCGTTTTTTATTTCGCTCCTGTGAATCGTAATCGCCTCAAACTTTTGGTACTTACTTATTTTGTTCTCCATAAATAATCAGTGTTTCTGCAAATGGAAAAACTTTTAATATTTTTTCATAATCGTCTGGGTAATTATCTCTAAGATACTTTAAACATTTATATTCTAAATCTACTCCTGAACTGTTGCTTTTTTCTCCGTAATTTATCGGCATTGGTAGCCTGTGCTGTTTAATGTACGCTAAACACATAGCTTTATTCCAATAGGATAATGGATACGCTTTTTTTGAATCTAAATTAATGGCGTTCATAAAGTACGTTTTTAACATTAATCGCCTGTTAAGGCTGTCAGCTTGCTTGCTTCCATTTATTATCCAATCACAATTAAAATCATTCCTTGCTTGTGTTTCAATATCCCCCAGCTTTATTACTGGTACTTTTTTTTCGTGAAATCTGCAAAAATTATCATTGAAATATTGGCTTAACATGAAGTGAGGGTATCTTTTTGACTTCACATTGTATTTTTTTTCTGCCCAGTCAATATATTTTTCAACGTGTCCCAACCCTTCAACCAAATACATGAAAGCTAAATTAACCTTTAATCCCGACTTTGAAAGTAAGTCTAAAAGTATTAAACTATCTTTCCCACCGGAATAAAACAAAACAACGCTATCAGTTTGCGTTTTTAGAAACTCAATGACCTTTAGCGTTGTTTTCATTGGTTAGCCATTAGACCCACCGTTTGCTTTTTTACCAGAAACTAAGTTTCCGATTCTCGATTTTGGCATGATGTTAAAGATTAGGTAATAATTTATACTAATAAAAGCAAATATACAACAATTAATTGAATTGTGGATTTTCTATGTGAATTTCATAAGTTGTGAAGTCGTGAACAATATCCGTACAATCACAAATGAATTTTACACGATTAGCGGAATAACCAACAAAGAATTGAATTTTAGTAATGTCTTTACCTTCAATTTTTGATGTGTAAAATGGTTTAAAATCTCGATATTCGTGCCTTTTTTTGCCGAATAGAATTTCATTAGCCCATTTTTCAGAAATGATAAGATTCAATGTTTCGCCCATAGAATAAAGATACAAAAAAATCAATACAAAAATCAATTTATCTAATTTAGAATGATTATTAATAAAATTAGCAAAAAAAACTCAACATTGCAAAATTAGTTCTGTTTTTGTTAGGGTGAAGGAAAATTTAAAATCGGGTAGTACTTCTTAAACACTTATTTTTTAATTGGCAAATTTTCAGATTCAAATTTACTACAAGCCGGCCATCCTACTTTATGGTCAGACTTAGGACTGCATTTATCTACATTGTTCCGCAATTCGCATTTATAATACACTTTTGAATAGGCTTTACGGACTAAGTGAGCGCAATTTTTACACTTCTCCCCCTCTTTGATTCCGTACAATGGAATTAACGGATTATTTATGAAAGCACCTGTTTTTGTTCTCCCTGTGATTTGATTTCCGTTCGGGTCCCGATATTCAATTTCTTTGCCAAATAAATCTATATCCATTTTTACATTGCCTTTAGTTCGGTTATTACTGCTTTCCAAAATTTATTATCAATATACATTTCCTTGTATTCTTTTATAATAGTTTCACAGGCAACAATACTACATTGTATCGACAATACAGATACTAATATTTCCTCCGAACATTCGCCACCATGCTCCATGAAGATAGTGTAATATGTATTAAATAGGCTTTGAGCCTTGTCTTTTGCGGTCATTTTGTTATTTATAATGGTTAATTTTTTCTATGTGGATACTAATTAATATTCATAATTTGACATAGTTAAAAAATATATGAATTACATTCAACTTTTACTACAAATCCTTTGTTCCAGTACATATTATGAGGTAGATGGATATTCCGCTTTATTCTAATAATAGTTTGTTTGCCTCGAATAACTTTAGCGTTCTTAATCTTAATTAATCGGCTAACAGTTGAACTTGATTTATTAATTAACAAAGACAATTTTTTTACAGTAATTTTTAAATAATTGGAAATTTCACCGAATGTTGGCGGTAAATTAACTTTGAGTGCTTTTTTATGGCGTTTCAACGCTCCTTTACCTTGTGGATTATATCGATCTTTCCTAATTTGATTAATGTATTGAAATTGGCTTTGTTTGTGCTTTAATGCTTCATATCTTAAAGAGTTTACAAGTGAAGTGATAGTATTTGATTTTTTTATTTTTATATCGGAATTTAATTTTACATCATAAAGAGCCTTTAGCAAATGGCTTAGAATAGAGAAAAACACTATCGTATTCATTTCTACCGATTACACTCCTTATAGGCTATCAAAACAAAGCGGTATAAGCATAAACACAATAACAAAGTATATTGAGTTCTTTAAAGTAAATAACCACCTAAAATGCGAAAAGACCACTCATTTAAGGGCGGTCTTTCGTGGTCTTTAGGCAAACAGAATATAGTCCTGTCAGCTTTTTTTTGTTTTAGTTATTCATTAAGACCGCCAAGCCTTTTATAACTACAATAATAGTATTCTGCGACAAATATACACTTTATTTATTAAAGTCAATGATTTTTAGCAAAAATAATTATTTTATTTTAAATCGGGCAGAAAACCGACTTTTGAAAGTTGAAAAAACGCGAATATTTTATAAATTACGGTTTACGGCTAAATTTTACAGGCTTTAAAACCTTAGTGTAAGTAGTAAATGTAAAATAAATAAAAAATAAGTGAAAATAAACTTGTATATGTAAATATGTTAACATACATTTGTGCCATCAAAACAAAACAAGTTCTTTATTTACTGAAATATCCTTAACAAGCATTTAACCC